TTTCCTTTATATGACATACATATATTAACAGGATCAATTTAAAAACTATTTAGATGGCAATAAAATCGGAAGACTTACACTTAAGTATACCTAATGCGAGTCCGATATTTTCGAAACTAGCAATATCAACTCAGTTTAAAGTTGCTCTAAATCTTGTCCGTAGAAGTCAAGTTGGAGACAATGTAGGACTGTTTGAATACTTAACTAATTGTGGTTTGTTTATTGATACTAATTCTTCAGATCAAAAATATGATTTCTTATGTTCCGAAGCATCTTTGCCTGGTTCTAACTTTAATATTTCTGAAGAACTTGGAAGTCGTCAAGGAATGACAGAAAGATTCGCATCGAGAAGAATATATAACGAATTTGATTTAACTTTTTATATTGATGATGACTATAATACTTTGAGAATGTTTGAAGAGTGGATGAATTTTATCAATCCAGTTTACAATGAATCAAATGGAAGATATGATGGATCTGAGGCAAGTCAATTAGGTGCATATCAAGAGAGAAATACATATTCAAGATTTAGATATCCAGATGATTATCGTAGAAAAGTATCAATAACTAAATTTGAAAGAGATTTTTTACAGAATCCAAATGATAGAAACAATAAGTTTAAAAATATGCCATTGTTGACATATCATTTTATTGATACATTCCCAGTGAATATCAATGCTGTTCCTCTATCATATGCAGGTAGCACCGTATTGCAAGTAACTGTTGTTTTCACTTATTTGAGACATACAATAGAGAAACATAGTAACTTACAAACGACTGTAAGGGAAAATATTACTAATGGACAACAAACACAAGTGAACCCACTTAGACCAAAAACAGTTGGTAATGAAATCTCACCAAGTACAAATGATCCAAATCCGACTAAACCAGTAGGATTCGTACGTGGTGAACCATATTATGGGCCTTTCCATCTTCATGAGGAAAGGGATGATAATGGTGATATAATTAGAATTATTAAGATGGTTGGTGCAGTTCATCTTCCTTATCCCCATTCTATAATATATGATACAGTTGGGGAAAGTTTATCTTCTGATAGTGTCATTGTTGGTGATCCAGTGACAGAGGTTAATCCTCCTGCACAAGAGCAAGAGCAAGAGCAAGAGCAAGAACAGGGAGGACAACAAGGAGGACAAGAACAGGGAGAACAACAAGGAGGACAAGAACAACAACAGGATACCACAGCACCATCAGCACCATCTAATCTATCAATAGTCACTGGTGCATCTGATAATACACCAACAGTGACAGGTAATGCAGAGGCAAATAGCACTGTTAAATTATTCAATGGATCTGCATTACTTGCTAGTACAACGACAAATTCAAGTGGATCATTCTCTGTTACAGTTTCTAGTGCATTATCAAATGGCACATATACATTTACATTAACAGCAACTGATGCTGCAAATAATGTTTCAAATTCCACTAGTATTTCACATACAATTAATTATACTCCTCCTAGTG